GAGACTATGCGAAATATTTTGGGCACTGTGTATCCCAAAGGATACTTTCAATTCAACAGTGACAACAGCTTTGGGCAGGGGGATAAAGCCATGCTGAGTGACTTCACACAGGGGTGGTTCGTCAACGATTCACGCAGGGGTGGAATGATATGGACACAAGGAAGGGGGCTTGCGTATAAGGTTATCCCAATCTACAAGGGCGCACGATTCGCTACCACAGACACGCCACATCTGCTCGATGACTATGAAGTGATTGGCCGCAAGGTTAACCGCAAGACAGGCAAAGATGTTCTTGGAAGATACGAGGCTTTCTACAAGACGACTGAGACCATGTGTAAGGCGATGTCGAAAGATATGTTCTTAGATGTAGCCAGTGAAGTAATAGAGGACAACGAGGAGAAGTATTTTGAAGCCGCTGAGTCGATGCGAGACCAAGCACCTCTTGATGCAATGATTCTTTATTGCATGGCGTTGGATGTGGCTAGTCTGCCACATCAGATCAGGAATCGTGATTGGGCGAACCTATACACATCCACACCGCATGACATCTTCAGCAATCTCAAACGCAAGCTGAATACACAGATATACAAAGAGAACCCCGAGGTGTTTACCCTTGTGCGCTATGGCAAGGGAGAGGCGTACCCGCCAAGCATCTGGGGGTACGAGGTCGAGGTCAATGGGCAGAAGGTGGAGCAGTATTAATCAACGACCCAGTAGATGCTGGGTCACTAACCAGGAGAGAGCAATGAAGATCACTGTTGAGGTGAGGGATGTCTATGGCACAACGAAGTATTACCCGATGTGCGATAGAGCAAAGTTTTTTGCAAGCATAGCGGAAACAAAGACATTGACCCCTCATGCACTTGAGAAGATCAAAGCATTAGGTTATGAGATCGAAATCAAAACCAAAGAGGTGGTGTTATGAGCAGATTTATTCTTGAGGGATTCGTCAGTGATGAACTTGTGGGCAACCTCAATAACGATGTGGCGTTCCCGCTTGTGCGTGAACTGTGTCACAAGTTTGGTTTGAGAGTCTTAACCTATGTGCAACAGGGAGACATACGCAAGTTTCAACTGTGCTTGCCCAATGGTATGGCAGTAGGCAAGGCGTGGGCAAAGATGGAGTCTGATGCCAAGTACACCTATTACTATCGCACCCCATACTACCGGAAAGAACGTGGGCGTAACCATGAGGATAAGGAGACACTGCACAGTACAAAAATCTCTTCACTCATGGCAACCCTCAAGCGAGTCGGCGCTATCCCGAGCGTTCCTGAGATGCAGGATAAGAAGTTGGGCCACTTGCAGGATGCGGTGGGGCTTTTGAATGGCGCTATGGGTAGCAGTAGCAAGTCATCCTCAGAGTTATCCGCAGACGAGATTCAAGCATTGCTGTGTGCGTATCTAGGGGAAACTCCTAATGGTAATCACCTCACGATCGACACAATTAAATGTCAAAAGGTACTTGACAAATACAATGAAGCTGATAAAGTAGCGGCTAGAAGAGTAGAGGAAACCAATCGGTTCTTTGGAAATCCTTTCTACATGATTGGCTCAGACGAGTACGGTCATTTCTTAGTTGGCAAAGTCAAAATCGTAGGACATAAACTGTATGAAATCGTTGCGCCATTCAAGCGGTACAAAGACATTACCGAGTGCGAAGAACTCATACCTGTGATGACTATGACAAAGCTGGCTAACGAGAGCAAACATGCCTTGCAGGGCGGCTACATCCCCATCACTGACAAGTATGACGCGAACCTTGATGCGGTGTTCTTCTACACAAGCCGAGCCACTCACTACGACTGCATCTGGATGGTCACCCCATGCTGAATGAAGACTTGAGCCCGATGGTTCACAAAACAAACTGGGAACTCATGCGCGTACCCCTGCGCCGAACAATAGATCATTATGTGGTCTATGTAGGCGTGGGATTCAGCCGCCGCTACGACGAGAACACATTGCCGGATGAGTTGAAGACAAAGATGGCAATGATTCTTGCAAGCGAAAGCGATGGGGAGTATTGCATCGATGAGAAGCTATACAGGTTGCAGTTGTATGTTAACCAGAACTCCCCCGAACTCGATGAAGTAGGGTGGAGGGCATCTGAGTCTTACTTCTGTCTGGTGCTGACACGCCCGACATTGTTAGCTATGGTGGGAGAGAGTAATGGCACAGTCGCTTGAGACACAAATTATTTCTGACCTTGGTAGACGCTTTATGCAAGGGGCAATGATGGAAGGAGAGAAGCATAGAGACTATTGGATGAGTAAGAGTGGGCCTGTGTTGATTGAGACGATGGACTTTCACCATCTTGAGAGCATCGTCAATTTATTTTCTAGGGATGACATGGTGGTTGACCCACTGTGGCAAGACTCCTTTGAGAAGGTAATGCTTACATACTTGCGCAAGCAAGCCCAGATCAATGATGTCCACAAAGACATTCTGTAAGGAGAAAACGCATGAACCAAGAAATGACACGAATCATGGAAGCCCTGATATTGATTTACGGTAGCGACTTGCAAGCCGCAACGGTAACTGTGTTACTGAAAGATGGTGACACTGCTGTTCGCTTTATTACATCGACTTTGCCACAGAAGGAGAACAACAATGGCTAGTACACCCGAGGGCAAAGTCAAGGACAAGATTAGGAAGATTCTCAATGAATACGACATCTACTATGCGATGCCGCATGGCGCGGGGTTTGGTAACGCTGGTGTGCCTGACTTCTTGTGCTGTTTCAAGGGAAAGTTTCTAGCGATAGAAGCGAAGGCTGATATGTCCAAAGAACCAACCGCCCTACAACACCAACACTTGCAGATGATTGAGTATGCAGGCGGTAACAGTTGGGTTGTCCATGCCGACAACATCCATCTATTTGAACACTGGATTAAGGAAACCAAACATGGATGAACAAGACCGAAGTAATTTGCGTGACCTCCACGCAGGATTTGCAATGATGGGCTTATTGATGAAGGGGCATCACCCCGACCAGATACCCACCCTTGCATACGAACTTGCAGATGAAATGCAAGAAGCACGAGGCCAGCATGGGGCTGGAATCGTATCAGTGAAACGCCGCACCAAAAAGGAGAAGGCACATGAGTAAACCACAAACTAAATCGAGAGCCGCAAAGATTAGAAACCTTTTACGCATATCCCCCAACATCACTGCTGATGATCTGGTGAGCAAATTCAATATAACCAAGCAGAGCGCGTATGTTCAGTTGGCTGTGCAGAGAAAGGCTATGGGGATTGTCAAAACCAAAGATGGCAAGTATGTGTTCGACACGCCTTTTTTGTTCGACACGCCTTTGTCTACCCCTATGCGGGAGAAGATTAGTACCCCAGCCAGGGCTGGGTCGCTAACTAAAACCGATGATGCGCCTCGTATCGTGGCAGAGCATTTTGGTGTAGCCGACCCTGTGAATCACCCCGAGCATTACAAAGTGGGCGGCATCGAGACGATCGACTTCATCGAAGCAAAGAATCTTAGCTATAACCTTGGCAACGTGGTGAAGTACCTCACCCGAGCAGACCACAAGGGCAACAAGCTACAAGACTTGCAGAAGGCTCAGTGGTATCTCAACAGAGAGATTGAGAATACATCTACGAAGAAGGCAACCGCTTTCTTTGACGCCAACCCCGCTTAATTCACAGGCATGGTTCGCCATGCCTTTTTTTGACGCTTTTGAATTTGTTATTTAAGGAGAGAAAAGATGATAGAAGGAATTCAAGAACCAAGGATTACATGGACGGTACATAACCCAACGTCTGCAAACACTATGCCGAACATAACATCGAGCGTAACTATGCCGTACCAGAACACACCAAGAGATGTCTACAAATATCTCAGAGAGATGGATTTCACGCCTTCGTCTGGCTCTGGTGGTGATCTGTGGATGCGCAACGGCACGACCTCGTACTTCACATGGGAACAGGCCGTGACCTATTGCCTCGTCAAGCCATTCCTCAACCCTTAATTTGAAACCAGTTATTTAAAGGAGAGCGTGATGCTGACTGGATTAGAAATTTTGCTAGCGCGAATGAAGACCAACCCCGAGGAGTTTCTTTTAGAGGGTCGAACGCCCCATGACGGAGAAGTCTTTGGCGGGAAGTGGGGAGATTTGATTGACTACGCATGGCGTATTGGTACCGAGGACGAGCGAGGCGCAATTCAAGAAGCGCGTAAAGAGTTCCTCCATGATGACTTTAACGAGCGAGTCTTCAAGCGTCTCGCTGGCGAGGAAAAGCAAGGTGAAAAGGAAGAGACCATGAAGGTCAGAATGGGTGCGCGGTACAGCATAAGCCAGTCTGACCCAAGAGGGCTATATGGTGGTGTGGGATTTAGTGGTGGGGGCATATTGAGCGCGAACACGCAGACGGCAGGTTCGCAGACTGTTGAAGAGTATGAGCAACAGCAAAAACAACGACAACTTTATGCACAAATACAGCAGGAAGCTATGAAAGAAGAGATGGCACAGCGGCAATATGAGATGGCACAGCGGCAATATGACGCCATGCGGCAATCGGGGGTACCTTTTGGGGGTACGGGCGTGGGTAAACGTGGTTTCTTTAAAAAGTTTGGATGGTGAGATGCAGATAGTAACCCTCGACTTTGAGACCTACTACACCAAGGGTCTGGGCTTTAAAACTCAGACCACAGAAGAGTATGTTCGTGATCGCCGCTTTGAAGTCATTGGCGTGAGCGTGAAGATCAACGAACAACCTACTACTTGGTTCTCTGGAACCAAGGATGAAATCAAAGAACATCTATCCAAGATCGACTGGGGTGACTCGGCCCTGCTGGCTCACAACACGCTGTTCGATGGATGTATTCTTAGCTGGCACTTTGGGGTCAACCCTGCCTTCCTACTTGATACCCTGTGTATGGCGAGAGCAATACATGGTGTTGACGCTGGCGGCTCACTCAAGGCGTTGGCTATCCGCTATGGGATTGGCGAGAAAGGCGATGAGGTAATCCATGCGGAGGGTAAGAAACGTCTGGACTTCACTGATGAAGAACTCGCACGATACGGCGAGTATTCCAAGAACGATGTGGAACTCACCCTCAAGCTTTTCAAAATACTTGCGAGCGCGTTTCCGAAGAATGAGTTGGACTTGATCGATATGACATTGCGGATGTTCACTCAGCCTGTCTTTCATGTGGATGATGCGCTGTTACAAGACAGACTCGTTGAACTGAAAGAGGAGAAGCTGGCACTACTCCAGACATTGATGGAGAAACTCAACTGCAAGGATGAGGAAGCAGTGCGCAAGAAGCTGGCAAGTGGCAAGCAGTTTGCCGCCATCCTTGAATTACACGGGATCGCCGTTCCAATGAAAGAGAGCAAGGGTAAGAAATCAAAAGGAGAGATGACCTATGCGTTGGCTAAAAACGATGAAGGGTTTCTGGCACTCACTGAGCATGAAGACCCGTTCATTCAGCAGTTATGTGCTGTCCGGTTGGGAACGATGTCTACCTTGGAAGAGTCTCGCATACAACGATTTATTGATGTCGGCAAGCGTAATAGAGGGCGGCTTCCCATCCCACTCAAGTACTATGGTGCTCACACGGGCCGTTGGGCGGGATTTGATAAAGTCAATTTCCAGAATCTCCCCAGTCGAGATAAAAAGAAAAAAGCCCTCAAGAATGCAGTCATCGCGCCAGATGACCACATTGTCATCAACTGCGACTCGTCTCAGATCGAAGCGCGTGTCCTTGCGTGGTTGGCAGGGCAAGAAGATGTCGTTACGCAGTTTGCCAATGGAGAGGATGTCTACTCACTATTTGCCACCGACATCTATGACCGCCCCATATCAAAAGCATATCCTGTGGAACGGTTCGTGGGTAAAACCTGTATTCTGGGTCTAGGCTACGGGACTGGCGCGTTAAAACTCCAGCACACGCTCAAGACTACGCCGCCAGGAGCTATCGTTGATGAAGAAGAGGCCAAGCGCATCGTGGGTGTGTACCGCACCAAGAATCATGCAGTGATTCAACTGTGGCGGGATGGGGATGCAGTCATCAAAGACCTAGCGAACTGGGGCGACCTCAAGCCGTATTACTACGGCAACCACAAGTGCCTGATGGTGAGCAAGGAAGGGATAACCCTACCCAATGGACTCATGATTCGCTACCCCGACCTGCACCTCAACACTGAAGAAACTAAAAGCCAATACGTGTACAAGTCTCGTAAAGGACCTGTTTCCATCTGGGGCGGGTCGCTAGTTGAAAACGTAGTTCAAGCCCTGGCAAGGATTGTCGTGGGTGAGCAGATGCTCAAGATACGCGAACGCTACAAGATCGCCCTGACCGTCCACGATGCGGCGGTGATCGTGGTTCCCGAGGCAGAGAAAGACGAGGCGCTTGCATATATCGTCGAGTGCATGTCCGTTGCTCCAGGTTGGGCTAGGGGTTTACCCGTAACTTGTGAAGCCCACTATGGACAAAGCTATGGGGAGTGTTAATATGTCAAGTAATTCTGTACAAAAGGAGAGATGATGGAGACGATTCTTGCAACGATTCTCTTGGGCGGCATTGGGTTCATTGTCTGTGGCCTTGTGTTCATTGGGCTGATGCACCTGTGGTTCTGGATGGACGAGAACGAGAGGGGCGATAGATGACCCCGCGAAGTTTTGACATTGACACCTGCAAAGAAGTTGTGGGGGATGCACGGATGAGGGTCATTGAAGCCAAGGCCAGACAGGATGCCGACAACGGCGTTATGGACGCACCAGCAATGCCAAAGGGAACCTACTGGGATGGGGTGTATTCATACATGGAGTATGTCGTGTACACAACGGCGCACCACAAAAGGTTGGAGCGCATTCAACGAATAAAGGAGAGAGCATGAGCCCAAAAATTGAAGCCCTGATAAAAGCAACTGGATGTGCTGACGTAGGTGAATTGTTTGATCGTTCAATTCGGCTAGGTCAAGTGTTGCATCAATTCAAACAGGAACATGGGCGCATCATGGATGCCACCGAACTGAGATACCTTGAAGCGGTACTTCACGCAAAACCACAGGAGAGATCATGAAAGACCCGGAAGACGAAGCGTTTGAACAGTTGGCCTTGAAGCAGGGCCAATGGGAACACACCAGCGGCTGGCGCAAGCGACAGATTGAGCGGGACTTTGCCGCCATAGATGATGCAAACAACATCCGCAAGAAACAAATTGCACACATGGACATGCACAGCCATCCTGCCGAGTTTGTCCACCTGCACCGCAACGACACGATCGAAGAGGTAGCACAGCATCTGGAAACAAAATTCACAGGGCCGTTCGGTCGTGACACTGTGCAGAGTTTTGCTCAGTACATAAGAGGGATGAAGCGATGAACCAAGACCTTATTAAGTTGATTGAACGCAACGGGTTGACTTTGCATGGGGACATCGAACACTTTGCAGAACTTGTACGTGCCGATGAGCGTGACAAGGTTTATGCCGAGCAGATGGAACTGCCCACCCCACGGCTTACAGGTAATTTTTCAATCACTGCGGGGAAATTTAAATGCACGGGTTGCACGGGCACATGGACAGCCCGTGAAGACGCCAAACACCATTCATGCAAGGACTACCAATGACTATTGATAACAGCACAGGGAAAGACAAAGAGTTCTACAACCTTGGGAAACAAATGTTTGATCGGATACAACCCCTCAAACACATCAAGCCGTACATTCCCGCAATTGAGGCCGACATTGAGTTGATGTGGGAAGTAAACAGCGCAGACATTGAAGCGTTGGAAGATGCCAAGATGACACTGAACGTCATCAAAGAAGTAGAGCCGGGTACTTTTGATGAGATCATTGATTCATCTTTGGCGTTGATTGACAAAGCATTGGGCATGAGCTACAGCGATGCAATGGAAAGAGTTATGGACAGCGCAAGGAGTATGAAGAAATGAACAACCCACCAGCATTTCCAGGCAAACAAAAAGCACTACTCATAAAGTCTGAACATTCAGACATTGCCAAACAATATGAGATTGACCAAAACGGCATGACCCTGCGCGATTACTTTGCGGCCAAGGCTATGCAAGCCATTTTGAGCAACCCCGACTACGGGGACGAAGACAGCTCCCTTGCTGGTGCCGCGTACTATGTGGCAGACGCAATGCTGAAAGCAAGGGGACAAGCATGACACAAGATGAAATCATTGAGATGGCAAAGGAGGCTGGGCTGCTGCGAAGCGGTAACGGATGGACAGAGCCGCATCGCTGGGGGTTGGCAGAGATTGAAAGATTTGCAAATCTTGCCATTGCCCATGAGCGTGAAAAATCACTCCGGCTTTGGATGCTACTGGACGACGTTGATACCGTTGACGATATCGCAAAGTCTAATGACGCTGTTTACCGCAGCCTGTGCAGACAAGCTCACGCAAAACGATGGGACGTTTTGACCGGCGATGAAGTTGACGCCGCTATCCGAGCCAGAGGAGAACAAGCATGACTGACAAAGAAGCAATGAAGTTGGCGCTTGATGCGTTGGAAGGCATACACCCCGGCAATATGACGCCAATGGCAGAGGAATATTGGAACAAGGCCATCGCCGCACTCAAAGAACGATTGGCACAGCCAGCACAGCGCACATGGGTAGGGCTGACGGATGAGGATATTGGTGATGCTTATGTCGCATGGGATGACACTAATGGCGCATCGTTTGCAGACTTTGCCCGAGCCATTGAAGCAAAACTTAAGCAAAAGAACGGCTACGCCGAGGAGAACACATGACAGAAGGTTATTACTGCATAGTGTGCGGCAGATTTTTGCTGGCAAATGAGTTTGGCGTTATTGTCCATGATGACATTTCACATCCACCTGAAATGGCTTTTGATGACGAGGAGAATCCGCAATGACTCCATTGGTTTGCAAGGCCGTCAAGTTTGCGCCTGAGCCAGAAACTGCTTTGTGGTTTGATGTTGGACAAATGGAGCCTGCACTTGACACAAAAGTTCCCGCAGATTTTTTGATGAATTTACCTTCAAAAAGAACGGGAATTGTTGGCTTAGATACGCAAGGAAAAGACTTTGCTCTTTGGCTTTTAAGGGGCGATGATTCAATAACTGTGGGCGGTTGCTCCATGTGGCATGGCGGCAAATACTTTTCTCCGTATGCTTATGTTTCTACCGGAGAAGAGTTCAGAATTTATCAGAAGGACAAAGAAATAACCCTTGAAGATGTTAAACCTGTACACCGAATGGTGCTTGCAGTGTTGATAAAACTTGCTCATCAATCGCAGGGTTATCGCCCCACACCAAAGCGCACATTTATCAATCAAAAGCGTCAATCAAAAGGCAAACCCGCTTTAACTTTTGACTGGCATACAGTGGAAATTGAACCGCCTAAACCAAAAAATGATTATCAAGGCGGAACCCACGCAACACCACGCCGTCATCAGGTTCGTGGACATTGGCGTACTTACAAGTCAGGCAAGCGGGGATGGGTAAACGAATGCTGGAAAGGCGATGCAAGCAGGGGAACCGTCTTTAAAGATTATCAATTCAAGGAGAACACATGAAAGCAAGACAAGTATTCCACGCACTTATGTCCTCTAAGGGCTACACAGAGGATGATTTAGCCATGAGTGGCGACAAGTATATTAGCCCTGCTATGCAAGGCAGATGGAACTACTTTATAGCCGGATGGGAAATGAGGGGTGTACTGTGATTTTTCTATTCAAGAAACGCAAGCTGGTGATCGACATGCTCACCTGTCGGCAGATGGTGTTCGATGCAGCCAAGCCCAAGGCAGCAGCCCACTTCTACCCGCAGTGGTGGAAGGATTTGAAGTTGGAGATACCCATACCGACTGGCTTGTTTCCCACTGCCACCATGAAGCGGTGCATGGGTCTGGTCGATCACTACAAGCACGGCATCATTCAGCCGTTGTGGTCTGACTATACGTTGGAAGTGGGAGCCGTTGGCGACCCGTACTGGGCAGGGCAGTTTTCTGACAACACCAGCACCATGAGCCAACACCCTGCAATACTGCGCGGCGCGTATGCGCCCGAGTCCCACTACTGCCACATGAAGTTTGACAATCCTTGGGTCACAAGCTGTAAAGAAGATGTTTACTTCAAGTGGGAGCAACCGACATGGAGTATGCCTAGCCTGTCCAGCTACATCTTGTTGCCAGGTACGACTGAATTTAAATATCAGTACTCCATGAACGTGAACGTGTTGTTTATGAAGGGCGCAACCAAGACCACACACCGCTTAAAGTTTGGTCAGCCGTTGGTACACCTGACTGCGTTGACCGAGCGACCGATTGATTTGCGGCATCACATGGTCACGAGGGAGGAGCACAGTAAGTACATGCAAGGCGAGAAGCTGAGCAACATCAACCGATACCGCGAGTACCGCAGGGTGCGTGAGTCCGAGGAATCCAAGTGCCCGTTTGGGTTTGGAGGAAAGACATGAAAGGTGGCGCAAGACCAGGGAGTGGACGCAAGCCCACATTGATCGACGAGCGAAGAGCCTTGAGCCTACACAAGCAGGGTGAGTCAATGCGCAAGATTGCCGAGCGGTTTGGCGTGAGCATCTATGCAATAAAGTATTTCTTTAAGAAGCAAAAGAGGTTAACAAATGACGTGGCGTGAATCAATCCTCAAGCGGTGCAAAGAAAACTTGAGGGCAAGGACATTGCAGGAGATCATCTCCAAAGAACTACGCGAGGCGCAACTTAACAAGCTTGAGGCAGAGAGCGCCGTTGATTACGCAAAGTCGGTGGTGTCCTACAACGAGCAACGCATTGTGCGATTGCAAAAGAGATTAATTGAACACACAACGGAAGGAGAGAGCGTATGAGTTACACATGGTCATTCTCATCATTCAAGCAATACGTGAACTGCCCCAAGCAGTACCAGGAGGTCAAGGTACTAAAGCGTTTCTTTGTGAAGCAAACGCAGGAGATGGCGTATGGCAACGCAGTACACAAGGCGCTGGAGGATTACGTCAAGGATGGCACCCCCCTTGCCAAGAACTATGAGCGATTCAAGCCGCTGATGGATGCACTGCTAGAGATCGAAGGCGAGAAACACCCGGAACTGCGGATGGCTCTTGATCGGGCTGGCAACGCTAGTGAGTATGGTAAGGGATACTGGGTTCGGGGTATCGTGGACCTGCTCGTTATAAAAGATGACCTTGCCCACATCCTTGACTACAAGACAGGCAGTAGCAAATATCCTGACGCAAAACAGTTAAAGTTGATGGCGCTGATGACCTTTGCAAAGTTTCCGCAGATCATGCGGGTCAAGGCTGGGCTGCTGTTTGTCGTGAACGATGCGTTCGTTGCCGAGGAATACACCCGAGATCAAATCCCAGAACTGTGGGATGCGTTCAAGCCTGACCTAAAGCGTATGGACGCCTCCTATGACAGCGATGTCTGGAACCCCAACCCCACCCCGCTATGCGGCTGGTGCCCTGTAAAAACCTGTGATTTTTGGAAAGAAAGACGATGAAGACTCAAGAGATTATTGACTATGCCTACCCCTGCATGATGGCGGAACGAGGACTGAAAAAAGCCCATGACGCCCTGCTGGATAACGACTATGATGCGGCTATTGAGCACACTTTAGCCGCCATTACCGAGGCAAAGATGATGTACAACTCCATCAAGATCATGCAGGAGAAAAGCAATGCCTTACGTGACCAAACCTCGTCCGTATAAAAAAGAATACGAGCAAGAGCAAGCCCGTGGTGAACATGAGCGCCGCATGGAGCGTCAGCGCGGGCGTCGAGCAATTGACAAGCGTGACACTGGCACTGTGACCAAGAAGTCTCCCTCCCGAGTCGGCAAAGACGTTGCGCATGTCATGGCGTTGGACAAAGGTGGGATGAACAAGAATGGGTTGCGCATTGAATCAGCGGCTACAAACCGATCGTTC